CCTGCGCCACCCATCGCCATTGCCATCTGCCGCTGCTGATCTGCCTGCAATACCGCGATCAACGTCTCCCGGTCTGTGATCTGACCGGCAGGCAGGCGCTTCAAATACTCCACTGTGGAAATCTTGCCCTGCATCAGCAGGTTGTCCAGCGTCTGCATAGAGGCGATTTCGGACCAGTAAGAGGATGCTCCCACATCCAGGTCCACAGTAAAGTAGTAGTCTTTCAGGCTGGAAAAATCGAACGGAGCCAAGACCTTCCCATTAGACCCCGGCATGGTGAACATCACACGGTTGCCGCCTAGCTGTGTCTGGTCAATGGGAATCTCCACGTAGCGGTCCCCGTAATACTCGCCCATAAACTCCATGTAAATCCTGCCCTGGTCTTCAATGGCCTGCAGCAGCGTTTGCTTTGTCAGCTCCATAGGAGTCGCCGCCGCCCGCTGTAGGGCAATGATAGCGGAGGTGTTGTCGGGCCGTGTATCGCCAAGGGCCACGTCGGAAGCGCCCAGAAACCGCTGGGTGTAGGAGATTGCCAAGTCAATGAATTGGCTGATCTGCGGAGAGATGGTGGCCGGGTCGATGATCTTCGCCACATTCTCCACGCTGCCGTTGACGGCGATGGCCGCGCCCACCCGATTGCTCCACTTGGCAACCTTCGTCTTGTCGAAGATGATCTTGGGATATGCCAGCATCATCAGAGAGATCATGGACATGGCAAACAGTTTGTTTACGAAAATCTGGTTCGGAATGAGACCTGTAATCATGGCCTGCCCATGGTAGCAGTCCTGCACAAAGTCCCAGGACATCCAGGAGATGGGATACAGCTTGATTCCAAGGTCCCATTCAGGCTTGATCTCCTGATTCTGCGTGCATTCATAACCGTGGATGGTTCCGCTCTCGTCATCCCGCCACAGTCGCAGCAGGACGGTAACTTTATTGCCGCCCAGCTCGTCCATGCGGCTATCCCCGCTCTGCTTGCTGTCAGCAGTGATGCTATCCGCATCATCCTCGCTGACGCCGTTTGCGATTGCCCGCTTCTTGGCCTCAGAAACCAGCATCCGGCGTTCAATCATGATATAGGGCTGACTCTGAACGTCCCGGCTGTTGGGATTTCCAAACAGCACCTGTGTGTTCATCAAAACTTCCGTTTTGATTGCACCCTTGCTTGGTTGCCCTGTCTCTACATCAGGGTCCCAATAGGTGTACAGACAGCCGTCCCCATCCACCGCGGCGTTCCTGGCAAACTCGCGGATACAGGCCCCCATTTTGTTGAACTCGAAAATGGACTGGAATTGGTCATTCAAGAGGTCTGTCAAAATCTCCGCATCCTGCCCTGTCAGTTTCCCGTTGGAGGGCAGCGGTTTTGCATGGAGCTTCAGGTTGTCTGTAGACACATTTGCCACAGAAAACAAAACGACACGTTTCAGGAAATTGAAAACAGGAGTCGGAAGGCCATTGCTATGTACTCCCTCCCACTGCTTGCCAATGAAAAAGTTCTCATTGACATTTACGCAGTCATACAGCTGGATGCCCTGATTAAACTGGACCCCGGCCTGATACTCCGCAGACACCTTCTGAGGTGTCGGATCAAACTTCTTCATTGCTCAACTCCTTACTTCACGTTCCCGGCATACCGCAGTTGAATGTCCGTCTCCAGAACAGTCGCCGTCGCGGATGCGCTCTTGCTCTTGAAAATCAGCTTGTAGAAGGTTGCCTTCTTCACCTTCAGCTTCAGCCGGTCCACTTGGGGTTTCCGGTTGGTTCGGAAGGACCAATGACGGAAATCCGCATGGGTGAAGGTCGCCAAGCTGGATGCCACAACCTTCTCCGGGTAGTCGCTCCTCCGGTTACTCTGTGCCGTCACTGTGATCCGGGCGTTGGTTTCCGGCTGGATTGCAACGAACAGCATGGGGGAGTATTTCAGCAGCCAGTCCTTGTCAAAGTCCATGGAGCCAGTGGCGGCATAGGCATCGATCTCTTCTGTATCATCATTTCGATACTGCCGGGACAGATGCTTGATTTTTCCATCCTCCGTGATGCCGTAGGTGTCATCCTCCACATCCACCATCTGCTGGAACGGCATATTGGTGTAGTAATACCAGCTGTCATTTGCGTAGTTCAGAATGACAGCGTTTTCCTTCCACAAAAACCAGTATTCGTGCTCCCGCTTTCTGTTGAAGGTTCTGACCTCCGAAAGCGCCCAACCGCTGATCGTGGCCGCGATCCGGTCTGAAATGCGCCGTGCATTCTGCTCATTGTCCGTGATATTCCCGGTACTGGAGGTAGACCGCCACTGGTAGATGCTGCTGCCGTCCAGTGTCAGCGGATTGTTTTCCAGTAACCGCACCTGTCCGGGAGCGTCATTCCCGATCTGCCGGTTGACCGGAAGCACATAAAATCCGGGCGTGGTAATTCCGGTGTCCAGCGTCACGGTGCTGTAGGTGATCGACCATGCGCTGTCCCGCTTGAAGGCCAGCATCCGGGCATAATGTCGCACAAGAGCGGTCAGCGGCGTGTTGCTGTCCCCGATGGCCGCCTCGTATAAGTCCGGGAAATAATCCGCCGACGCGAGGCCGGTGTCTCCGTTGATTCCGCTGTAGATGGTCCGATTTGTCCCATCTCCATACAGGAACACACGGGTATCGTTGGAGCCGTTGTAGAGCTCGGAGAAGTGCATC